CCCGAGATTTTCTAAAATTCCTTGCCAGCGGAGATTACCTCTGGCTCTGCGTTGTCCAATAGCTGTGGTAGTGACCTGTGTGGCGAACGCACTGTTGTCTCTGGTTTCAACTCCGCCTGAATCCGTGTTTGCAGCGGTTGTTGAATAGCCTGTGAGATCAATTACCACACGATATAAACCGGGAGTAAGTTGATTTTCGTTTTGTTGGAATCCTGATGCCATTATCTCGCTCCTTTAGCTTCTGCCAATCTTTGCAGAAGTTCTTCTTTTATACTAGCCCGTAGTTGTTCTTTGTTTTCGTAAGCGCCAGCAGCCATAGGATTGTCACCGCGATATGGTTTACCGCTGAAACTTTTCTTGGGCTTATGCATATCGTTGCCGTCTGGAATAGCAGCGTCTATACCTACATATTCAGGCTCTGAACCGTTCAGTGAATTACCAAATGCTTCGTCTTTTTCTTTCTTTTCAGCATCGTGATCATCCATGTCGTGATCACCGTCGCTGTCACGATCGCCCATGGCCTTGGTTACATCATCTCCGTCATCACGATCTAAATCGCCCATCGGGGGCATGTTGTCTGCATCATTGTCGCTGGGACCACCCATGTTGTCTGCATCTGGTTCTGAATGATCACCTTCTGGTTCTGAATCCATGTCTGGTAACATCTTCAACGGTCCAGAGTCTAAATTCCCTAACGGCCCCATGCCTATAGTTGTTGGTTTAGAAATACCAATAGGCAGGCTCATAGGCATGCTCGGTGGTTGATTGATCATGTCTGGGTTGACTTTGGTCATCAGTTTCATGATGCTTTCGATGTTGTCCATGCCCTGAGCATTTAGATTGATACTGAGACTAGGCGGAGGAGTATCTGGCTTTGCACTCATAGGACTAGACATCGATGGCATTGGATCGCCACAAGCTTCGGCCTGTACTACTGGCTGATCCAGCTCTCTCATTTTCTGCATTAATTCATTGAAATTCATTTATTAACTCCCTAAGGCGCTTTTAGCACCAACTTTATCTGTTTTGGTCTTAGGCAGCTTGTATTCCGTCTGCACTCCGTCCTTTTTGCGTGTCTTTGCAGCCTTGTCGAGATCTTTTAGAAATCCCTTGTTGAAATCATCACCGAAGTAGTCTTTGTGTTTGATTTTTCCTGTGCCTTTTTCCATGTCCTGTTCATCTAACAATGCATCGCCACTGGGTTCGTTGTCTAACAACACCTGATCTATTTCTGTGGGCTCACTGCTATTCCGAACACGGAAACAGTCTTCATCAATTCCCATGGCTTTGACATGTGTGGCAATTTCGGGAGGAGTTGTGGGATATTCGCAGACCACTTCAAACACCGTGACCTGCATGTTTTCTTTACCTGGAAAATCCAGCGGCAGTTTCTGTATAGGAGTGGTCATGAGTTTTTCAAAGGTCATGACCTTGCAGCTATCTAACCGTGACTTCAGTGCTTCTTGGAATTTTTCAGGAACATCGCCCGCAACTTTGATTTTGAAGCTGTAGATTTTTTTGTTTTCAACGAGATATTCTTTAAAAGTTTTCATATGAGTATTTATGCTTTTCCGCTTAATTTTTTCAGCAGCTCGTTGCGATCTGTGATCACGTAACCCTGTCCGTTTATCACGTTGTTGGGATCTACCCCAGCATCGTTGTCTATTTTTAGTTTTTTCAGCTGTAGATCTACAGCTTTGAGTTTCTTTTCTATTTTGTTGCTTTTGGCTGTGATAGCGTTGCCCATCATTGAACTGGCTACTTCAAATATCCTACCGGAATATCTCACTTCTACATTCATGCCAAGATCCATGAGATCGTCGTAGGCCTGTTCGGCTTTTTTTGCCAGTTGATCTAATTCTTTCTCGTCAAGATTTTCCAGCTCTTGTATCTGCGGCAGTGTTTGCACTATCTTTTGGACCGCTTGATATTGATCGTCGAGACTGGTGATTTCTTCGTGAATGGGCACAGGCGGCGGAGCTGGTTCGAGTTGAGATTCTAGATCAAACAGTTCTTCTAATTTTTTGGTCATATCATACTTATCTGCGTTTACTACCTTGATGGAAAATATCGCCTTCGTTTACCACTCTAAATCTAATGCCCTGTTGCTTACACCAAGCAGTGGCAGCTTCCCATTTGGCCATGTTTTTTATATATTGTTCTTGATTGTATCTGCTTTTGCCCACTGATTCTCGTAGAGTTTGGCTCTCGGGCTTGACTTCTACTACTTCTGCATGTTTCTTGCCAGTTTTGTCTTTGTACACAATAAAAAAATCCGGCACATATATAGTGTATTTGCCAGTAAGTGGATCACGATAGGGTATTTGTATGCTTTCGCTGGCCCAATTTTCTACCCCAGGGTGTTCATCTAACATACGCATGAATACAAATTCCCACGAACTGCGTGACAATGGAGTTTTTTTGCCCACATACTTGGCAGGGTTTTTCATTTCAAATCTTCCCTGTGCAAATTTAGACATTAGGCAGCTATGTTTCTGGTTTGATTAGGTTTTACATCATTGGTTCTATAGCCTAGCAATGATGTGGACACACGATTGTTATTGAGTATTTCTGCTACTATCTGATTAAGTTGCACTGATGAATAGTCTCGAAAAACGCCCAGTATTTGACCGATAGGTGTACCGTCAATCTTGGCCTGTCTCAGTAATATCATCGCTGAAGTGTTAGCCGCATCGATATCAAAACCTGCTTTGCGGAAAAAATTCACTGCTACAGTGACATCATTGGCAGAAAACTCCAAGGCTGTTTCGCCGTATCGTTCAAAATATAACTTAGTGCCTGCGGCGCTGTCTTCTATAATGCTGCTGGGTAAATTACTGGCCATAGGTTATCCTCCTGCATCTTGATTGAATGCTATTCCTCATGGTCGACGCACTACACTTTTTTGTATAGCAGTTGTAGTTGTATCAGTACCGGAATTTTTTGGAAAAATAGCTCCTACTACGCCGCCAACTGAACTTGCTGCTGCTGTGATGTTTGCAGGATTACTGAGAATATTAATGGCTTCGCTGGCCAACTGATCTTTTGATAATCCTTGAAAGTTTTTATATGTGTTAATGGTCTTGGCCACTGTGCCTAAAAATCCCCCAGGTGTGTCAAATGCGGCGCCTGATCCCACTTCGCCGAATATCTGTTGTATACCATCTAATACTCCACCCTCGCCACTGAGTGTTGCAACACCACCCCCAGCTATACTCAATGGGCTTGGTACAGTATCATAATGCAGTGTGGCAAATCCCTTAGGTGTGCCTACTGATACATTACCTGTGGTATATTTTACTGCTTCATATTCCAGTGTCATTGTGCTTTCGTTGAACTCAGACACAGAATAATTCATCTCACCGTGATTCCATGATTTGATTCTAGGATTGACTAGGGTGTATCCTACAAATCTTCGTCGACTCATGGTATAGATAGTTACCGACTTGAAAAAAGGAGGAGATATCTTGTTGTCCATGCCATAGTTAAAATTATCCTGAGGAGTGCTTGTTGCTCTTAAATGGGTAGCACCATATGCAGCATCGGGCAAATGTCTGTCTGCAATGTAATACCCATAATACAGAGCCCACATTGCATTGATCACTGCATTGCTGTCGTCATGCATGGCAATGCTTACAGGCTCATAATTGATCTGCTTGTATAGAATTTTTTTACGATTGTATTGATTCTTTATCAAAGAATCAAAACTAAATTTTGGTAGATCCACAGACTTTACTAACAGTCCTGCTTCGTTTTGATGTTTTGCAGTGAACTGACTCATGCCTCTCACAGTGTTTTCAAACTCAAATCTCACATAAAACAAAAATTTGGTCTTAGGGGACAGTCGCAGGCCGTTGTCGACAAATAATCTAGTAGCGTGGCGATAGTCTGCCATTTGACCCTTGGGTTTAGTCAACCCTTCGATCAGTCCGGAACCAAAATCTGATAGATATCTCGTGAATTTATTTGCCATACAAATATTTATGTCGTAAAAAAAGCCCGATTATTAGTCGGGCTTTGGATGAGGATATTATTAACCCTGTGCTGTAGAAGCACCTGTGGTAGCTGCACCGATAGTTCTGCCTACTGCTGCACCAATTCCGCCAATTGGGCTTACGGATGCTGCACCAGCTGCAAACTGTGCCAAGTTATCATATACAATAGCAAGAGCCACGGTCATGTGTTCGTTGGTGCTATAATTAGCATCACCATAATCTGCATTCTGTACGAAACAACCGTAAAGTTCAAATGTTTCTAATGTGTTTGGTACTAGGGCACCATTACCACCGTCGAGCACTTCAATACGCATGGTAAATTTGTAATCGATACCCGAACGTGCAGACGCCTGTTCCATAAAGTCATACTGTTTCTGGATCTGTTGTCCGACTAATTTCTGTACTTGACCACTGGCATCATCGCGCAGTGTAAGAGTCACTGGTTCCAACGAGTGTTTGCCTGCCAATTTTACCTTGGAATTATAAACATCCAGTGTCATTTCTTCGAATGACACTTTTGGTCTAGTAACATCTTGTACCTGCTTGGTAAGTTCAGTGGCTGCGGCAACTCCAAATCCCAACAGTGTAACTCTAAAGCGATATTTTAGTTTTGGCATCAACAGCACTTGAGTGCTGCCTGCCGCGTTGGTAGTTGGAATACCAATGTTGTTAAGCGATGTAATTGCCATTTTTAAATTTCTCCTGTGTTCTTGATACGCAATGGTATATAGATGAATTCAATGGCTTTCACTGGTTCAATGGCAATGTCAACATACAATTCATTGCGATCAATACGAGCTGGAGTATTATTGCTTTCATCACACACGACTGCAAAGTCGTAGAGTGCTCTCAATCCTACCAATTCTAGTAATAAACTTTCCACGGCCTGTTTAATTTCATCTCTGGTGATCTTATCATTGGGTTCAAACAAATATGGACGTGCCAACTTGTTCAATTGACTGCGTAGATATACCACCAAACGTGCTACGTTGATACGATCCAGCGCTGAGGCGTTTCTTGCACGAGTCTTTTGACCGTATGCCACAAGTCCCACACCATTGAAGAATGGAATTGGGTTGACTTTGAGGTCATACAGCGTATCGCGTTGACCTTCGTTCAATGCCACTGTTTGGAATTCGCCTGTAGCAGCATCAATAAAACCCACTGCTGTGGCATTGGTAATCCCGCCACGTCGTGTACCTGCTGGTGCAAACCATGGGAAGCTGACATTGTCGCTGAGTGCGATAGTCTTTAGCATCATATGACTTGCTGGAACCACTGCATTTGATCCGCTGAGGTCAGTGGTAAATCCGTTTGGATAAAATGTAGCCAAGAATTCATCGTAGGTCACGATGCCGTCATCACCGTTGTCTGTGACTAATTCTGCATTGGTACCCCAGTTGTTCAATGAAGTAGCATCTGCAGGTAGTCTCAATGGAGTATCGCCTATGACAAAGGCAGTGATACCTCTGTCAATGTTGAGATTTACCAAGTTGCTCATGGTTTCTGGATATCCAGGGCAGGCTATGATATTGAAGTTACGTCTTTCTTCATCACGGATCTCTTGACTTGTGTCAATCACTGCCTTCAATGCTTGTGTAACTACTTTGCGCTGTGCCTTGCGACCAAATGAACCTGATCCATCTTCATTGTTGCCTGAAGCTGTAACCCAACGATCTGGATAATAGCCGCTCATGTTTAGACCAGCACCGCTGACAAATGCTGAACCGTTGTTTAGTGTAGCTGTGCTAGTTCTTGGGTTGTTGCTGGCTGTGTCAATGTAGTTGTGTTGATACTTCTTGACATTGCCGCCGCTGCGTCTAAGATTCCACAGCAACATGCCTTTGGGATACAATGCCGGATCTGGAGCATCTGGATCCAAAAAGTTGTTGGTAATCAAATCTTCAATGGTAGAGGCACTTGAACTTGTTCCTGCTGTGTTCCATCGAGCATCTGCAAACAGCACACCTTCTTCTGTGACTTGGTCTGTCTTGTCAACCAATTCCCAACGTAGTGTGACATCACCTATGTCTGTGAGATTGCTGTTGTATCTGTAAATAGTTGGAAAGTTTTCCAAATCAGTTGTACTGATCCATAGATCTCCTGTGACAGTCACTCCAGATACATAAGGATTGCTAGCAGATACCACAGGCAGATACCCAGTTCTCAGTGTAGCTGTAGCAACTTCATAATATGGTGCCGATGAATGTCTGTAACCTACAAATGTGTTACCGTTGTGAACCATTATATCCACATCAGCAAAGTTAGGATTGTACCACAATTGTTGATCTGATGGCTCGTTCAATGGTGCATTTGGTCCAGCTGCAAATCTTGGATCTTCAGCAGCCAGTGGCTTCCATCCTGATGCTAGATAGTCTTGAGATGCACCTGTGGCAAGATCTTCTATTCCCACAGTGCCGCTGCCCAATGACATACTATATAAGTTTTCTGTACCTGCCCTGGTTTTGAGATTATAAGGAGTAAACAATGTTGACAGTGGGGTTCCAGTGGAATCTGTAAGTCTAAAATCACCGCCTTTGGTGTGAGCGATTACCAGTCTAGCAGAAGTAGTGCTGATAGTTATCACAGAAGCTGCAATGTTTGTAAATCCTGCGGCATTTATTGCTGCTGCAAGTTTGTCTGCATCGCTGGAGTTACCTGCAGGGGCATTAGGTACTGCGTTGCCCGATGACAGAGAAATAGTTTTAGCAGCAGCTAATTCCAACTGTCCAACTATACTTTCGGCAAGTGTGAACACCAGCGTCGAACCCGCAGTAAATGTGTTGGCTTTGATGATGTTTGAAGTTATAATAGTATTGGCACTTGCCGCTGCATGTCGATACCATGTGCGAAACTCTACAGTTTCTGGGCTAGCATCAAATCCGCTGTTTTCTTTTGCATTGCTTTGTACAAACAATACATCTGTTGAAATATTTGCACCGCCGCCACTGCGATCAAGATAGTATAGTGCTGCATTTGTAGATGCATGGATAGGAGCGTCTACCGCTATCCACGATTCAGTTGCTGAACTCCAACGTTTGGCTCTCCAACGAGCCCCTGCATTGGGCTCAGTGGTTTTGATCCACACGCTGCCAGTCGCTACGCCATTTACAGTACCTGCGTTTTCTGAAATCTTATATGCGGGCACTGAAGTATGCGGAGATTGTTGTAGTTTAGGTGCAAGATATAGGCCTGCAATCGACGCTGGACCTGATGCTGTAGTTATAGCCCATGCTCCAGTGCCATCAGTTAAGGTTACATTACCTTGGCCAAGTGTACTGTCTGCTGTATCGGATGTGTATCCGTTGGAATAAATGTATAGTCTACCATCTATTTCCTGTGCGGTAATCCCTTCAATGGCTGTTTGTTGAATACGTGTGGCTACCTGTGCAGCGGTAGCACTGACAAAGGCTGCACCTAGCTGGACATTATTAATGAACAATGTTCCTGTTACTGAAGAAATTGTTTCAGCAACCACTGACCAACTGGCTTTCCATGCTGGAGATCCAACCAGCACCCATTCACCTGCAGCAACCGCTGTTGCACCGGCTGCGATTGCACCATTGCCTGGTGATTTGTAATAGATTCTTGCAAGATCATTTGCAGTTGCATATGCAGCATCTTCGCCTACAGTCTGAAATACCACTGCATAATCACCAATCTGACCCACAGAAGTCTTAGGAGCATTGTTTGTGATTTTGGCAGGACTGTCTGCGTCTGTTAATATGATAGGCAGTTTGTTAGTGAATTTCTGTCCGCCGGCAACTGAGGCAGCTTGACCGTTCCATTCTTGGATACCCCAAGTTGTGGCCTGTGTGTCAATCCACCATTTACCGTTTAAAGGATTCGCTCCCGGTGCGTCTACTTCTGCTACAAGTTCGTCTAGATTCACATCGGCGCGAACAATAAATGCAGCATTACTGACTCCTAGTAGACTGTACGCTGCTAGAAGACCATATTCGTTGCGTTCCGAGCCGTGGATAGGAGTTGAACTCGCTGTCTGCTCAAAGAACGGTATACCAAACAGATCCGCAAGATCTCGTTGGCTGGTAATTTTAAATGCTTTGCCAGCATTGGCTTTGGTTGTTGCTGAAGCTGTGTTAGTCCCAGCTCCGTTGGTTTTGTCTTGGCCGGAAGCTACAACGATAAGAGGGACTGTACCAGGTTCTGCTGGTGTATAAAAGCTCTCGTCAATTACTGTAACTTGTACGCCTGGTGATGTTAGTGCCATATCGCCTATTCTCCTGGTAATAGTTGCTCATAATATTTAGCATACTGCTCCAAAAACAGCCTGTTAGGCGTACAACAAAAAGGGGCGAAAAAGGTAAATATCAAATGCGACCATTCTGCAAGGCCTGCGCACAGAGACCGCGAGCCGTTAATTATCATAAAAACAATCGTGCCTATTACAGAACATTGTGTGAAATCTGTTTAGCACATGGTGCGGGTGCGCATGTACCTCGTTGGCAACGAGCAGGATATAAGCCCAAGCCTCAATGTGAAAAATGTGGATATCGATCTCAACACACTGAAGTATTTCGTGTGTTTCACATAGATGAAAATCTCAACAACTGCAGGCCCAACAATCTCAAAACCGTGTGCATGAACTGTGCTGCGATATTAGGCAAAGAAGGAATCACTTGGAGACAAGGAGACCTCGTGGCTGACTATTAATGCAGCCTGTTTATACAAGTTGTCAATGGTGTGATTATTATCTAAGATAGCATCAAAGTCTGTGCCTACCCATGCTGTTTCTGAAGCATGAATTTTACGCATCTTTAATTCTTGGACTGCATAGTTGTGACCTGCATTTGCATCAAGGGCTACTTGGTACCAATCGGGTAGATTCCCACGCTGTACCCAAATAATCTTACCACCTACATTGCGAATACTGGCGATTTCATTAGGGAAACGACAGTCTGAAATCACCACATGATCCTGTGAATTCCGTAGTTTGTTTTCCAGGCTGGCGATCCAGATATCATCATGGAACGATTTTCTGCAGACTTCTGTGCCCCAGTATTGCAAGACCCATCGTGGAGTCAGTGTAGGCATGTCTAGACGTTTGGCCCACCAAGGATCCACTTGTTCTCGCCATTCACGGGCTTGTGCAGTGCGTCCTTCAAGCATGGTTCGATTCCAACCAAACACATTTGCTACTGCATCTTTGAGTGTTGAAGCAAAACTTTCTCTACGAAATTCGTGAAAGTTAGCTAGATAATCAGCTACAGTGTCTTTTCCCGAACCGATAAAACCGCATACACCTATGATCATAATGTTCTCCAATTAAGAACAGTATAACATGTGTGGGATTATGTTGTCAACCAGTTATCCATGTATAACCTGAGCCGCCAGGCACCAATTTCATGAGATCATCGGTGAGCTTTTCCATCTCACTTTGAGCTTCAGTGATCAGTGCTGTGCCGTTGAGTTGCGTGCCGCCTTGTGGTCCTGCGATCTGCCCAAACTTGCTGCGAGCTTGCCCTAGCATCATCTTGCAGTTAGCCAGTGTATAGTCTTTGATCCATTGTCCTGAATACACATCATCGATGATCACAAAGTCAGGACGGCTGTTATAGACCTGTAACATCACTGATTCTTCACCGCGAGGACGTTGGTGTATGATCAGTTTGTGCGATTGTGGATGCCATGTGAAGTTAATAAATGAGCCAAACATCTTGCCTACTAGTTCTTGATATTGAGAAAAAAGTTCATAGGTTAACAGCCCGCCCATGTTTGTGCTGCTTAACAAATATGTGTTGGCATAGGCCAAGTTAAATGGTTCAAATACAGTGCCGCCTGTGCCGTTGCCAGTTCTTGACCCCACTGATCTACGAAATATCTCTCTGACCTGCTGTATCTCTTTTGGCAAGATATACTCGTTTGTGCTTTCAGTTAGTGTCAAAAATACATAAGATTCTTCAACCGCGTTGTCGCTGCGCTGACGAAAAACTGCGAGAGAACGATTAAGTGCTGTTTCATAGTGGATGGGATCTAGTTCTACATCTACCATGCCGTTGCCTAGCATGGCTTTGCAGAAGTCGTACACGGAATTTTTGGCTTGATCTGATGTGCTCATGCTTGTATTTATCGGTAGCGGTAAATATACTACTATGCCGAGACTCTCTCTTTACAGGCCCGAAAAGGGCAATGATTATAGATTTATAGACCGCAATGCTTGGGAAATGTTTCAAGTGGGCGGCACAGATGTACTGGTACACAGATACATAGGCACCGGTGCTGCTATTCAGGGAGATACGCCTAGCACTCCCGGTTACGCCACTGATAATGTAGCAAACATACAGGATTTACTGTTTTTAGAAAATCGAGATCGTAAGTATGATCCTGACATTTATGTGATGCGCGGAGTCTACAATATATCCGATATAGATTTTAACCTCAGCCAGTTTGGACTATTTCTACAGAATGACACGATTTTTATCACGTTCCATATCACTGACACAGTGGAAAAATTAGGCAGAAAAATCATAGCTGGTGATGTCATAGAGCTGCCGCACCTCAAAGATGAATATGCTCTCAATGATCTAACATTTGCTCTTAAACGTTTCTTTGTGATAGAAGAAGTTACCAGAGCTGCAGAAGGATTTTCAGCTACATGGTACCCACACCTATATCGTGCCAAATGTAAACCTCTGGTTGACAGCCAAGAATTCAAACAGATTTTAGACGGTATTGCCGACAGTGACTCTTATCAAGGTAGTTATAATTCCAATATCACATACTATCCAGGCGATGTGGTCCTAGCAACCGACGGTAAGAAATATCAGGTCCTTCAAGAAGTCACTGGAGTAGCTCCTCCTAACGCCACTTATTTTGCATTGGCAGATACCTTGCGAGATGTTGTTTCTACCTACGAAAAAGAAATGCAGATCACTGCTGCGGTGTTGAATCAAGCAGAAGCCGATGCGCCACGCAGCGGCTATGACACCAGCAAGTATTATACCTTGCAGAGGACTGACGACGGAACAGCCGAATTAGCCAGTGTCGATGCTACACAGGTCACTGTAGATGCACAGACACAGGCCACCGACGAAGCAGGTAATCTGTTATATGACACAGACGGTAATCCTATATATGTGGGACAGACTGCCAGCAGTGTGATATTACCAGCGGACGGTAATGGCTACGAAGGATATCTCACCGAGAGCGGTGTACCTCCCAACGGTGCTCCGTTTACCGCAGGCATTTCATTTCCTAACAATCCTGTTAATGGACAGTTTGCATTACGCACAGATTATTTGCCTAACAGACTATTTAGATTCGACGGAGCAAGATGGCGTAAGTTTGAAGACAACGTGCGCATGACCATGAGCAATCTTGGCGTCAGCGATGTGGCTACAGGCGCATTTGCAGGCAAAGATGTGAGACAAACACAAAAGGCCACATTCATTAACAATCCCACTGTGAGCACAATTGATGGACACACAGTCAAACAAAAACAGGGCCTCAGTAAGGCTCTTAGACCCGAGGCAGACGAATAATGGATTTTCATTACGACGGACAGATAAGACGCTATGTCACACAGTTCATGCGTGTGTTTATTGGATTCAAATATCAAGCCGGTGACAGTGAACAAAGACAGATCCCTGTGATGTACGGTGATTTAACCAGACAGGTAGCTAGTATAATCAAAGACAACTCAGAAAACAAAATGCCTACTGTCCCAAGGATAGCCTGCTATATCACAAGCATAGAAATGGACACAGACAGGCTCAGCGATCCTACATTTGTATCTAAAATACATATCCGAGAACGTAGATTCACAGATGCCAGCGGCACCAGAGAATACACAGGTGCGCAGGGAGGCAGCTACACCGTAGAGAGATTGTTGCCTACTCCGTTTAAGTTGAAGATGAAAGCTGACATTTGGACATCAAACACAGATCAGAAACTGCAATTATTGGAACAGATACTGGTACTGTTTAATCCCAGCTTAGAACTGCAGACTACCGACAACTACATAGACTGGACCAGCCTCAGCGCCATGTATTTGACCAGCACAGTTTTTTCTAGTAGAACTATACCCCAAGGTGCAGAATCAGACATAGACATATGCAGTTTAGAATTTGAAATGCCTGTGTACATATCACCACCAGCCAAAGTGAAAAAACTAGGCATTGTGCAGAGTATTGTGGCCAATGTGTTCGCCGAAGACGGAGCTGTGGCAAATCTAGAAGATTTGATTTATGATAATGCAGTAACTATCAGAAAAGTCATCAAACCTTATGGCGGATACAGAGTGCTATTGTTCAAATCAAACACCGGCAATCCCAACGATAATCAATACGATCTCACTTTGGTGAATCCGTCAGAGGCCGTGATAGCACTAGGACTCAGCGAAAAGGAAACAAAAAATGGTGAATCAATTGATTGGGATATTATATTGAATGTGCAAGGTGGGTACCTGCCCGGCAGTGAAGTGTATTTTAAAAAATCTAGCGGCTATGAAATAGTAGGCACGTTTGTGATCAATCCATTAGATCAAAGCGTACTAACAGTGACCTTGGATGCAGACACATACCCTGCTAACGATGACATTGCCAGCACAATACCAGGAATTGCTGCTAGAGGCACCGTGGATGCTATTATAGATCCCTACAAGTATAATCCATTAGAAGTCTACGGATCGCATGCACAGATACCGCTGGGACTGAGATTCTTAATGTTAGATGATGTCAACAACAGCGAGAACCGTGGAGGGTTTGTCAATCTTCCGTCTAATCCTGCAGACAGCACAAACATACCATACAGAGGACCACAGGCCTGGCGAAACCCCAGCAACAACGACTCAAGCTGGGAAAATCAAGACGGCACAGATCCTGTAATCACAGCCAACTCTATAGTAGAATGGACTGGACAAACATGGGCCACAATTTGGAATCCTAGTGATTACACACTAGAAGCAGCTGATTTAGTGGGTGAAGATTTTGTTCCTACATATATTCAAAACATTCGCACAGGCATCAAATACAAGTGGGACGGTGCTCAATGGCTCAAGGCCTTTGAAGGCGAATATCGACCAGAAGAGTGGAACTTCAAGATCACTGGTTGATAAGTAAGCACATGCAACAGCGTGCCGGATTATTATTCTTAGCTAAAACCACAGGACGTATACTGTTAATCTTAGATGCCGAGAGGTGGACTGTGCCTACCTTTGCTCGTAAATCGAGTCTTTTAGATGATGCACACACTCTATTGAATCAATATGCGCCGGGACGAATAGTACCTATAGAACTGTATTTGTCAGAGGATCGTGGTTTTGAATACGGCACATATGTCTGTGTGGTTAATCAAGAGTTCTTGACCATGTCATCAAAGACCATATGTTGGAGTGATTTGGATTATTTGCCCAAACAATTACATTCGGGCCTGCGCACCACATTAAATAATCAAGTAATACGTGTGAAAATAGAAACTATATTGGAGTTAGAAAATGTCAGATCTATTACAAAGGTCCAGTAGATTTCAAGAGGACTGTGCGAAATATCGCACTGCTATAGGTACCATGCCCGACGGCCCGGTCAAACAGGAATCTCAACAGTTGTTGAATAAACTGATTGGAGAGATAAAAAAATTAGACAGTATGCACATGGAAATGATCTACAGTCGACAACTTCCTACCATGGGCGGTGAAATGAAGCAGGACATCACTAACATAAGAAAACAGTTAGAGACAAGAATCAGAGACTGGTCTCAGGCACAGAAAAATTAAATACTGCCGAAGTTTTTCACAGAGA